ATATATCCACAAATGGATATAAAGATATATCCACATAAAGTTGTGTTTTGCACTGTACTTTTACTATAGATGTGTTATAATATACATGTAAAAAATAAAAAAAGGAAGTGCAAAATAATATGACTTTGCACTTTACTTTGGTTATGAAACGTGTTATAATATAATTGAAGGTTGAAAAAAAGGACACATAAAAATGAAAAAAGATATTATTGCAAAATTACTGGCTGAGGAAAACTTAACCATTCTTAGGGTTAATGCCAAAACGGCATCATTTGACCTTAAGGATAGAGTGTTAAGACTTCCTGCCTGGAAGGACATAACTAATTATGAAGAATTGTTATTAAAACTTCATGAGGTTGGTCATGCACTTTATACTCCATTAGATATGGACCCGGATCATAAAAAATTCTGGTCTGCGATTAATGTTGTTGAGGATGCACGAATTGAACGCCTAATTAAGTCTAAATATAGAGGTGCTGCTGCGGCCATGCGTAAAGGTTATACCTCTCTAATTGAAAAAGATTTCTTCGGTACAAACGATACCGATCTTAATGATTTAAATACCCTTGATAAAATTAACCTACATTTTAAAATTGGTGATGTAGTTAATATCCCATTAACTGAGGAAGAAAAAGTTTGGGTTAATAAAATTGAAAAAGCCGAGGATTATGATGAGGCTGTGTGGATTGCATATCAATTAAATGGTATTGCTAAAGCTCAGGAAGAGGAAAAAGAACAACAAATGGAACCTCAAGGTTCTGGTGAGTCATCTGATGACCAAGGTCAACAACAAAACCAAGATCAGGATCAGGGTGATGAAATGAACGGCCCTCAAAATCAATCATCAGATGAAGATGAAGATAGGGGTGAAGATACTGGTGAGTCATCTGGTAATGATGATTTATCTAAAACTCAACAGAGGTTTGATGAAAATCTTGATAATCGAGTTGTTAATGATCATAGAGATTATACATCTGTTTTCTTACCTGCCCAACAAGATTGGAAGAGTGCCTTTATTGGTTATAAAGAATTTTATAAAGATTTGACTTCAGAATTAGTTGGATCACCTGAATTGGATGCTGAATTTACTAAATTCCTAAGTGAATCTAAAAAGAGTGTTGCATTCCTAACCGCAGAATTCAATCGCAGAAAATCTGCTCAAGACTATCGTAAATCATATTCTTCTAGATCAGGCGACATTGATGTTTCTAAGGTTTGGAAATATAAAATTTCAGATAATATTTTCAAAACAAATACTATTTCACCTAAAGGTAAAAATCACGGATTTGTAATGTATGTTGACTGGTCAGGTTCAATGGCCGACAAATTACATGATACGGTTAAACAAACAATTAACCTTGCCCAATTTGCGAGAAGAATTAATGTTCCTTTCGAGGTTCTTTTATTCTCAAATGTTTGGGACAGAGATATATTTGATCCTTATAATTATGATGAAGATGATGCTAAACAATATGAATATGGTGAATTACACCAAGGACAAAGAACTCGTGGAGTTAAATTGTTACAGGTTTTATCATCAACAATGTCTAATAATGAGTTTAGGGAAGCTTCTAAAAAATTATTCTGGTTATCAGTTAAGAATAGTTATGCAAAAACATCGATCTCATTTTATTCCCTTGATGATTTTAATCATAAATATGGTCTGGGTGGAACTCCATTGAATGCAGCGCTTGTATATGGTATGTCTTTTTCTGAACACTTTGTAAGAAAAAATAGAGTTGAAAAATTAAATGTTATTGTTCTTACCGATGGTGAAGATACTGGTTCATTTGAAAATTACTTAGATCCTAATTCATCATTAAGAACGCATGAATCAGAAATTACTAAGTGGTACAATGATGATGCCACGGTTGAAGTTTATGATAGAAAAACTCATAAAACTTATAGTCTTATTGATAAAAATGCACACACTAGCCATTGGAATGACTTTAGGGTTGATACAAAAATTCTAACAAGCACATTTGCACAGATTTATAGAGATAGGTTAAATGCCACATTAACTGGATTGTTTATTGGTTCAAAAAGTGATTTAAATTACCATTTAAAAAGATCACTTACTGATCAAGATAAAATTAAAACTTTAAAGAGAGATCTAAATAAGTTTGGTTTTATCCCATTCCCAGATAAAGGTATGAATACTAACCTACTTGTAGTTGCTAATAATCATAAATCAGACGAAGAGATGGTAATGCCTAAAGTGAATAAGGTAGGCAAAATCACAAAAGGTGCCTTTGTTAGTTCATTTAAAAAGTCTTTAAATAATAAAGCCGCAAATAAAAATATGCTTAGGGAATTATCAAAGATTGTAGCTTAAAGTGTGTCCTCACTTTTCCCCGGTCCCGGCCGGGGTTTTTTTAATAAATAGTATATAGAACAATTTAATGAGATTAATATGGCAGATTTATTTGTACCTGATGAATTTAATACGGCAAGACCGAATAATTATCAACTAACTTTTCAACGACTACCTGGTGTGATGTTTCATTTACAGAATGTCACATTACCGAGTATGACAATATCTGAAATTGATTTACCTAACCCAATGGTGGAAATGATGATTGCTTCTTCTGGTATTAGTTATGATAATTTAAGTATTTCATTTATGGTTGATGAAGGTTTTTATAATTGGCAAGAAATTTATGATTGGATGAAAGATATCTGGCACCCAGAAAATGGATCTACTGGTGATATTAGGGATCAAGTGTCTGAAGCATATCTTCATATTTTATCTAATAATGGTAATCCTATTAGAGAGATTATTTTCCACAACTGTTGGCCAACTGTATTATCTGCCATTGAGATGACTACTATGGCTGAGGCTGAGCCTATTGTTTGTGATGTTGATATTTCATATACTCATTTTACAATGGTATAGAATATTGTTTACAATTATGTTATAATATGTTATAATATAATATATTAATTGAGGAATTTATTATGAATCTTGATGATTATCAAGAAATGGCTGAGGAAGATTGTAAAATTGACCAAAATAAACTGGACCGAAAGGCAGCTGAAATACCTGTCATCACAGCCAAATATCTAAGATTCTTATCCAAAGAAAAAATCAAACTTAAAGCATTAGAACAACAACGTTCTAGAGTGTATCGTGAAAGATATGCCTATTATGGTGGTTATGCAGATGAATGCTATCAATATGTACTTCAAAAATCTGAGATTAAAGCCTTCCTGGAAGGTGATGAAGACCTATTAGAAATTGAGGCTCGTGTTGAGTTGCAAAAGGCAATCGTTGATTATCTTACCGAGGTTATTAATACATTGAACCGTATGGGATTTTCAATTAAGAATTGGATTGATTTTAATAAATTCCAAGCCGGGGGCTTTTAATGTTACATTTAACTAAATATAATGATGTCTATATAAGAGTTGAGGTAGAAGATCCTGGTATACTATTTGAACTAGATGATTATTTTAAGTTCAGAGTTCCTGGCTATCGCTTTATGCCAGCATTTAAGACTGGTCAATGGGATGGATTTGTACATTTATTCTCTACCAGAAATAGAAGTTTATATCTTGGATTGATTAATCATATTGAAAAGTTTGCCAATCACTATAAGATTAAATATACTGTTGACCCAACTATAGATGAATCGTTTTCTATTGATTATGAGTATGAAACTCCGCTACTTAAACTAAGCGTTAAAGGCGAACCTATTACCCCATATGATTATCAGGAAGCGTCTGTGCGGTTCGCGATTGAGAATAGGCGTGGTATTATATTAGCCCCAACATCTGCTGGTAAAAGTCTTATTCAATATATGATTGTAAGGGAATGGATGAAGACTGTTGATAAGATATTAATTCTGGTACCTACCATATCTCTTGTTAAACAATTATCTTCTGACTTCCTTGATTATTCTTCTACTGATGAAGACTTTGATGATAGTATGATACATCAGATATCTGGTGGTAAAGATAAAGATGCGGATACTCAAATTTATATTAGTACTTGGCAGAGTCTATTTAAGATGCCTAAAGAATACTTTGAAAAGTTCGGCGCTATTATGTGTGATGAAGTTCATACCGCAAAGGCCAATTCTATTACTAAAATCTTAGAGAAGATGAGTGATTGTCCTTTACGCATAGGACTTACCGGTACTTTATCAGCCGATGAAAGTAAGACAAACAAATTAGTACTTGAGGGCTTATTTGGTCCTGTATATAATGCTGTTACAACAAAAAAGCTTATGGATGATAAGACAATATCACCATTACATATTAAATC